AATACGGTGTGAGTGTTGATGTACCACTTTCAATATTTGACGAATCGTATTTAGTCGCCAAGGCGGTTTTATCTGCTTTCACAAGCAGAGCGTTGTAAACTGCTCCGCTTGTGAGATAACACGGGCTGTTATTTTTGGGTTCGCTGTCGAACGGCATTGAATCAAGCTTTCGGGCAATACTCTTGTCTGTTTTATCAAGCCTTGTTCCAAGTGAATTTTGACCGCCTCTTGCTGTGGCTATTTCAGACTTCACGGCTTCAAGGCTTGCTTCATCAGCGGTGAAGCGTGTGTTCAGGTCGGCAGAATCACCTCTTGCCGTGGCTATTTCGGTTTCAAGTGCAATTGCTCCGTCTGTTGCCCGTTCAATTCCCTCATCCATATGGTTGAGGTTGTCGGCATTGAGGGGCGGAGCAGAGCCGTTCACAAAGACAATTTTATTGTATTTGTTCATTTTCTTTTACTTCCTTTCCTAATCGTTTTTCGCCCTTTGATGTGAGGGCAGTTATAAATCCGTCCATTTTCTTATTGAACACAAATGTTTCGATTGTCGGCAAATCTTCAAACGGAGTTTTAATTGTGTACTTATCGCCTGCCTCAAGCCACCAATACGAAAACAGCTTAATTTTTGTCGGGCGATATTTATATACATCACCAAAAAAATTAACAGAATTATATTTTGTGCCGATATCACTTGCTGTTGTTCTGCACCTCATCAAAATGTTATCGGAAACATACCACGAAAAATCGTTACTGTTGCCATACAAAAACGCTTTTTTATCAGCAAACTTAGCACTGTACATACGGATAGGCTCAAGTTCGTAATCTTCAAAGAATAAATCTTTGTACGAATCGATTGTTTCAACGGAAGATTGAGAATACAGCCTTTTAAAACGCATTTTTCCGTCGGCATCTATAACGGCAAAGCTCAAAGTTAATTCTGCATAAGCTTGGATTAAACCTGACAAGGTAATGTCCTTTATAACCTTTTCCACGCAGGTATCGTCAAATTTCAGCGGTACACTAAAGACAGATAAGCTCGGCGGTGAAACCCCTGTAATTGCATAATCTTTGGCAAATTCTGCGATTATTGAATAAAAGCTCTTAAAATTATCGTCTTTTTGATAGTGCGCATAACCATAAGCAAAACTGCCGTCCTCGTTCTCTTTGCCTGCAAACCACAAAGACATATCCACCTTTGACATATCATAAAAAGCGTCATAGGCTGTGATTTTGACGATGTTACGCTGTTTTTTATCTCTTTGAGCCGACTGAATTTTACCGTAGAAAACAGGACATTCAACCGTTCCTGTTTCAGCAGGACAAATAAGAGTATTTGACGGGTACAAATCATCTGACGGATACAGCTCTGATTCAAGATATGTTGCCGTTATGATGACCTGTACCGTCTTTCCTATCAAAGCCGAGCAATCATAATCAATGAGTTTCACGCTCATTTCAGAGGCTATGCAACCGCCGAATTTCAATTCTTTTTCAACGATTTCATTTTCAAGCGAAAAGCTGTCAAGCACGATACTTTCACCTGTTATATCCTCAAAACTGCCGTCAGGAGAATGCAGGACAACGGTGTTGTAAAGTGTGTTTGTTTTCAGCTTATCAGCAATTTCTTTAGATACAAGCATTTTTAAGAATCACCCCTTAATACTCAATCAGCTCAACAGTAATCGGCTGATAGGTTATATCATTCTTTTCGGCATTCATTACGGTATATTCAATATCAGGAATATAAAAATAAGAGGTGTAATAGCTGTTCGTTTCATCGTTCCAATAAGTTACCCTGCACTTTCTCTGTAACTTATTCGCCATTGAGAGGTTGATAATCGACTGAAAATCAATCTTTTCGTCAAGATGAAGAATGTGAGTTGAAAACGAAATTTTTGTTTTGTAATTTGGCAGCGTTGCCCTTTGAAGCGTACCGTTCTGATCTCGTTCCGCAGAAGTTTCAAGTCGCTGATTCGGAGTTGATGAAAATGCGGTAATGTACTTATTCGGCATTATGTTGTTGCCGAATTTAAGCAAATAGCCGTTATAATTTGACATATCATCCCCCCTTTATGCAAATGCGGATTTACCGTTGTGTCTGCGTCTGTAAAGCTCATCCTGTCTTATCATTTCTTCAAAAAGCGTTGAACCCTCAAGCTCGGCAGTAAACGAATAAGTGTTGCCGCCGTTATTGCGAAAGATAATGAACATTTCATAAATGCGTTTAAGCAGATCAAGAATTTGTGTGAGAATCACTGTATCCTGACCGCCCGAATTGTCGAGCATACCCTGTAACTTGTTAAGAGGGGAAATAACCTCAGGGTTACCGCTGTTAGCGCCTGCGTTATCGCCGACAACCGCAAGTGTCGGAGCTTTAACAATACCGCCTTTTGCAAATTTTCGTGCCGGTGATTCCGTGGGTTCTTCAAATCTCGGAATAAGAGGCGGATTTTCAGGCATTGAAAAACTCCAATCCTGTCCAAAAGCCGCTCCGATAATACCGGCTATTCCGCCGATTGAATTAACAACGCCAGAAACAAAGTTATAAATACCTGTCCACAACGCATTTATGCCGTCAATGATTGCGTTTATAATGAACTTAAACACGGCGCAAATGCCGTCCCAAATGCCTTTGAAGAAGTCATAGATACCCTGCCATGCTTTGTTCCAATCGCCTGAGAAAACGCCTGTAATGAAGTCAATTAGACCGCCGAATGTTTTCTGTATAGAGGTAACCAACCCACCGATAAATGTAAACACATTATCAAACACTCTTTTTACGGCATTGAAAACATTCTGAAATATAGGTCCCCAAAAGCTGACAAGCCAGTTTACAAACGGTGACAGGAAGTTATTCCACACGGTTGAAACACAGTCTGCAACCTTGCCGAAGAAGTTTATTGCACCCTCAAAAACAGGCTTCAGCCAGTTTTCCCAAGCTGACTTTACTATTGCTACGATAAAATCCCACGCAGGCTTAATCCATTGATTGTAAACATTCATCAGGGTTGTGCCGATATTGGTAAACATATTGCAGACATTCTGAAAAATCTGCTGTCCGTTGCCGTTCCACCATTCGCTGATAATTGTTCCGATATTTCCGAAAATCTGACCGATAAAGTCAAACACATCTGCAAACTGCAATTGTAAATTTTCAAGAAATTCTGTGATTGTTGCACCGTCATTTTCAGTCCATTCAACAAGGCTTTCGGTTGCAGTTGAAAACGCACCCGAAACGACTTCGCCGACTGAGCCCGCAAAGGTTGTAAGACTGCTTAAAAGATTGGAAATTGATTCTTCCATTTGAGGGCGAACATTGTCAATTGCATTGCCTGCAAGTGTACCGAAATTATCAAAAAAGATTGAAAGGTTGTTATAGCCGTTTGTAAGATTGTTGCCTATGGTGTCGATAAAGCCGATAATCTTTTCCCTGTCTTTTGAAATCCACTTAGCAACACCGCCTGAAATGGTCTGAAATGACTTTCCGCCGATTGTCGCAACCGCTCCGAATGCAGAACCGATTGCCCCGAGTTTTGCAGAACCGACCTTTTGCATTGTGCCGAATGCCTTTTGAACTATGGGAACAGCATTATCAAAAACGGTCTTGCAGTTCTTGCCTATAGCTGACCAATCAACCTTGTTAATACCTTTCTGTACATTCTCGACAAAACCTTTAAATCCGCTTTTTTCGTATAGATTTTTGAATGCTCCCGAAAGGTTTTTGCTTGTGTCCTTGACAACATTCTTTGCAACAGCTCCGCCCGATGAACCGCCTGAAGAGCTTTTTGATGAGGAGGTGTCTGACTTTGAAGATGAGCTGTCAGAGCTTGAAAGCACATTCAGCTTATCAAAGCCCGCAACACTTCTCTTTGCTTTTTCGGAACTTTTCTGAACATTATCAAGTGACTTTGAACTGTCATCTGCCGTATCCGTAAGGCTTTTGGCAGAATCGGACGCAGATTTGATATTGCTTGCGGTGTTGTTGCCTGTATCCCAGCCGAAGACCTTTGAAAGCGATTCAACCGCACCTTTGGCATATTCCGTTAAAGTCGCAAGTGCGGAACTCAACCGCTTTACAACCTGAGTTGCCACCTGAAGAATAGGCTGACCGACTACGGCAAGGAGCTGTTTCCAACTTTCTCTGAGGTTGCCCGTTACATTCTCCCAACCGTCTGCTTCACGGCTTGCCTGTCCCATAGCACCCGAAAGCTGATTAGCGTCCTTGACCATTTGCAAAAGCGTGAGCTGTTTCTGCGATTCCGACAAATCCGTAAATGACTTGCCATACAGCTTATTAGCCGCCGCATTTCGTGTGGTTTCAGTACAGGACAAACCGAGTGCGGCATCATTTTCAAAGTTGCCTTTAAGAAACGATTTCAGGCTTTCTGCGGTGTCTTCAAGCGAACGGTCGTAATATGCGGCACTGTCGGCTGTTACCTGCAAAGCCTCCTGCATCATACCCAAAGCACTTGAACTGTCCATACCCGTAGTTTTTGCAAAGGCATAAATGCTTGTGCCGACGCCCTGCAATCGGGTTTCAAGAATACCGCTTTGGTTGGCAACGCTCTGAATGGCTGATTCTGCCTGTGACTGCATTGTGCCGAATGTCTGCTCAAACTGTGAATTTGCCGCATTGACTTCCGCAGCCGATTCAATGCACTGCTGACCGAACTCCTTGATTTTTGCAACAGAAAAAGCGGCAACCACAGCCATTCCTATTTTCTTAAACGAAGATGAAACCGAATTGCTTAATTGCTCACCGCTGCCTTTGATATTTGAAAACTCTTTATCGGTTTTCTGAGAAACACCCTCCGCAACCTTTGAAAAGGACTGTTTCATATCCGTGCTTACATTTTCAAAATCTTTTGAAAGACTTGAAAACGCCGAATCAAACTTTTTGGTAATTGAATCGGAAATCTTATGCAATGTTTTTGAAATATCATCACCTGTCAGCCTGACATCAAGCTCAATTTCACCCGCCTTTGTCGCTATATTCACCACTTCCTTTCATTTTAGATTTTTTAAAAACAGGCATAAAAACAGCGCACACCGCTATGATGTACGCTTAAAAATTTTGCAAAAGAACAGCCACCCCATTTGGAGTGGCTTTTTGTTTTAGTTGTTGAGTTCGTAGTATTTGATGTCGATTTTCGGAAGTGACACATTGTTGCCCATTACGGTTTCATATGTATAGTCGCCGTCACAAGTTCCCCAGAATGTGATTACATCATCTTCAAGGAGTTTGTCCGCACCGTCAGGAATTTCTACAGTTGCGTAGATTGTATCAGTCCACAATGGTTCATCAAGATACTCATTTTCTTCTTTGGTTATATTGATTCTCAGGTCAACCGAATCGCCCCAGCCTTCCTGAACCTGAATAATCTGACCTTCAAACTTGTAGTCATTACCTTTGTACTTGTCAGGGTTTCTTGAAAGAGTTTTAAAGTCGACTGTTTTGCAACCGTCTTTAAATTCTTTTTCAACCTTCTTCGGGTCTTTAGTAGGCTTTTCTGTTGCAACTTCTTTTGTGGTCGGTGCTTCTGTCGCTTTTTCAGTTGCTTTTTCTGAACTCTGATTTGCAACAGTAGTTTCCTGCTTTGATTTGTTTGAACCGCTGTTACCGTTAATTGCACCGTTTACACCGCCAACAATCATAATAGCAACAACGATAATAACCCAAAAATACCAACGCTTGTAAATTTTCTTCTTCGCATTTGCAGGATTTACGGTTGCCGAGGTTGAATCGTTTCCGCCAAAGCCTGCACCGCACTTGTCGCAAAATTTTGCATCGTCCTTTAATTCGTTTCCGCAATGTGGACATTTCATAAACATACACTCTCCTTAATAAATTTGTTAGTGTATGTTACATTTTATCACTATATATTAACATTGTCAAGAATTTTGTAGATACAGCGAAAATTATGTACAAATTTACAGATTAGCGAAGAAGTTTTGAAATTCTGCAAGAACGATGTTCATATCTTCGTCTGAATAGTGCTTTACATTCCTTGACCGCCATTTGTAGCGGATTTTATGCTGTGACGAAGTAAAGTTTTTCAAGACCTCTTTGTCGGATTCAAGGCGAATTTGAACCGTTCTTGCAAGCGGTGTTTCGGGTCCTAAGCCTTGCAGAAGTGAGCAGAACTCATTCCAACTCATTTTAGCAAAGTCCTTTGAATAAATGCTGACCCCGTACTCCGAGCGAAAGCTCGACACGATTAAATCAAAGTCATCAATCAGGTCGTAGCCGGGGTCTGAGCTTCCCCCTCGTCAGTCAAATCGCCTGTTGCAATTTTGACAGATTCGTTGATAAGGGCGTTGAAATCGTGCATATTCAGCTTTAACTTTTCAATCTTTTCTCTCTCGGATTCATCAAAAAGAAGATGATACATTTCGATAACATCTTTACTTTTACCGTTGCCGTCCTCAAAAAGTGCCGCAACTTTGAGCATTGAAACTGCGTCATTGTTGATTGCAAGGTCAACATTTTTAACTCTGACACTCGGCTTTTCCTCAAAATTAAGCTTGTCTGTAATATCAATTAACTTTGACATAATCGTTCATTCCTTTCGTTTTTTTAAGCGGCTGCTGTATATACGGGTTTGCCGTTTGACATAACTTCAAATTCAAGCGGAGCAACACCCGTACTTGCGCCTGCACCGTTTGATGTAACGGATACAACTGCATTTTTAAAGAGGACGGTTGCACCGTTGGGGAAGGTCCACATAAACGAAACTTCTGCCTTTCTGCCGTTTTCAAATGCAAGGGCGGCAATCTGGTCATTGCCTGCGTCACCGATTGTACGCTTGCCCTTTACCGAAATTGTGATTGACTTTGCTGTCATAAGCCTTGACTTCCAGCCCTCGTTTTCAAAGGCTGTCCATTCCTCGACACCGTTGTCAAATGCAACAGAAAATTCTTCGCAGTTAGCAATATTTGTCGTGGCGGATTCTGTTCCTGCCTTGCCAACTGCAAACTGATTTTCATAGCATGGGAATACTCCCGATTCAACTTTTGCCATAAAATTACTTCCTTTCGTAATAAAATTTAACTTCAATGACCTGCTCATACACACCCTTGTCATCTGTTCCCACATCAACGGGTTCTTCCGTGAGCAGTTCGATTATATAGATTTTGTGTTCCTTAATTTCAACATTTTTAATGCCGTAAAGCGTTTCGTAAAGTCTGCGTGCAAACTCCTCGGTTTCTCTTGCGTTGTCGGTGTAATGGATAAGCAAAGACACGCTTATTGTATCGTAGGTACTTTCACCGCCGATTGCCCTTGTGGGTGTTCCCGACTGCTTTAATGAATACACACCGATTGACCTGTCCTGCTTGTTGTCAAGCTTGCCAATGTAATAATGCTCGGCTGAGGTAACGCTTTTGAGCCAATCTCTGATGTCCGATAAGTAAATCAAAGTCCTGCTTCCTTTCTGTATAATCTCACAAATGCCCGACTGCAAAAATTCTGCCGTGTACCACCCTCAAGCCACGGAGCGAACCATTTACCGCCTGCGGCAATGTTTTCCTTACGGCTGAAATTATACTCGGGATGAAAATACAACCGCCTTGCATACGGAGTGCTTGACACTATTTTAACCGTGCCGTTCCAACTCTGCGCACAATCTTCAAAGGTGTTTTCGTTCTGAAGATTACCCGTATCAAACGGCATTACCTGCGTGTTTTTCACCTGTTTAAGAAGTGCGTCACCTGTCTGTTCAAGAGCCTGTTGCTTTGCCTTGTCAAGTTGTTTTACAACAGGCATATTGAGTTTGATTTTTGATGATACCGAAAATCCCATTAAATCACATCCAATTCCGTAAAATTAACTTTGCCGTCGGGGTTGCGGTGTTTTGTACCCTGTACGATGTTTCGTTTTACGCCGTCAAGGATTACAAAGCCACCGCTTAAAGTGGGGCTGTCGGTGGCAATGTCGCCGTCAAAAAGCAAGACAGCCGACACCTGAACAATTTTCTGCTCTTTGGTATAGACCGTCTTTGCCTTTGACTGCATATTACACAAGGCAGAGCCACCGTGCAGGGTTGCTGACGGGTACAAGCTGTCGGAGGGATACAGATTTTTGCATTCAAACACGGTCAGGGGTGCTCCGTCTTCGGTAACACCCTCACCGTAGATTGTGACCTCGACAGGAGTTTTGCAGAACTGCTTTTTTACAAGTGACGGAAATTTCACGGTTTTCACGCACCTTTCAGATTGCAGGATAACAAAGTCCTGTTGATTTTAGCAACGCATAGAGGTCGGCAGGAATTGCCACTCCGCTGATACACATTAAATTCCAGCTTGCGCCAAATTCCATTGATGTGCCGTTGATTGAATAGCTTTTCAGGTAGGAAGAAATCATATCGGCATTTTCTTCTTCAAAAGCAGTAAGTCTGCTATGCACTCTGCCGATGATTCTCTTCTGCATTTCCGAAAGTTTTTCAAAATCAATGCGGTTAAAAGTCAGAACATCAATGTGTTCGGCAGAGATAACGCTGTTCTCATCTCCGCCCTGCTGTTCAATGTAATCGGCATACATAGATTTACTCCTTTGTGTCTGACTTGGTACTCTCTTTAAGTTTTTTGTTTTCGGCTTTGAGCTTTGAATTTTCTTTCTTCAAAGTATTGTAATCATCAACAGAAATTTTCTTGCCTAATCCATATTCTTTGATTTTGCCGTTGTCATCCTGAATATCATAACCACGGGATACATAAGTCTTAGCTTCCTCGTCTGTGTTGACTGTATATGACTTATTGTCTTTGATTGCTTTCATTTTTTCTCACCTCGCTTTAAGCCTCGGCATGAATGATTACGCCCTGCTTCATAAGTTCGTCAATGGCAAAAGTACCATTAACTTTTCTGTTCTGATATATATAATTATCAGCTGTTCGGCTGTCAGAACCCGGAGTATAGACATTGATATATGAATACTTAACTCTTGACACCTGTGCTTCCGGGTCAATAAGAATATAGTCAATCTGCTTAGCTGAGCTGTCAGCAACACAACCGTTTGTAAAATCAAACAAAGACTTCATTCTTGAGCTTGGCACTTCTACAATCTTATCAATATCATCAACGGAACGAACACGGCGGTCAATGCCCTTTGCGGAACTGATTTCAAGTGTTCTCTGAATACCCTCTGCATTCTTCAAAAGCTTTTTGTACTGTGGTGTCGCATAAAGAATAACCCTGTCGAGCGGTACACCCGCTTCGGCAAAAGCCTCAAGGTTATCGTCAAAATCTGCAAGCACATTCGCCGCAGTTAATGCAGTAGTTTTTACTGTTGCACCAACTCGCTTAGCTTCTGTATAAAGCTTGCTGTAAGTATAACAGTCGAGTTCAGGTATAGCCTGTGTTTTTTCAAAGCGTGTCTGAATATTTGCGATAGTTACTACCATATTTGTTTCGTCAACATCAATAGGGTCGATAGCAAACTCAATATCTCTGTCGTGGTCAAGGGTTTTGGTTTCGTAACCGTTTGAATATGTACCCGAATTAAAACCGCCTGCACCTCGTGTATGGTCTTTATAACCGCTGACCGAGAGTTTCGGGATTTTAATATCCTTACCGTTGATAATCTGAATGTCAGAGTTTGAGTGGTAAAGGTCATCACAAGTAAGGGCTTGACCGTACAATTCTCTTAAAACATTACTGAAAATAGTTGCGTATTCTAATACTGCCATAATTATTTACCTCTTTTCTTACTTTTTCGATTTGATGCCGAAAATTCCTCTTAAGGCATCTTCTGTTAAATTTTTGTCGCTGTTGCCGTCACCGCCGATTTTCTTAACTCCTGTGCCGTTCTCGGCAGGTTTGCCCTTGAGTGCGGGAATATCGTCAAGCACCTTTTTAACAGCCTCTGTCAGCTTTTTCGCATTGACCTTGCCGTCTGTCACAGCTTTTGAAAAGTCTGCAATTTTAAGCACATAAGGAACTGTTGCAATGTCAACGCCCTGTTTTACGGCTTCGAGGGTTGCCGATTGGTTGACTTCTGCCATAAGTTTTGCGTTGTTTGCGGATTCAACTTCCGACTGCATTTTTGCAAAGTCGGGAGTGTTCTTGGCTTTCTGCTTTTTAAAAGCACCGATAGCCTCTTTCATCTCATCGGCTGACAATCCCTGCTCCTTAAAATAAGACTTCAAAACGGTGTCCTCTGTCACGCTCTGTTTGCCTGTAATAAGGCTTGCGAGCTTGTCATAATCAAAGGCAGGAGCGTTTCCCTGTGGAGTTCCCTGCGGTGCAGGTGTCGTTTCATTGGGGGTTGGTGTTAGATTTGGTTCTGCCATTTTTTTCATATCCTTTCAGTTTTTCGGGTGTCTCCCGTAATCAGTTTATAGAGTGTCTCTCTGTTTCAGTTTTGCACGGTGTCTCCCGTAGTTTAATGTCTTCGGACAATAAAAAAGCACCTTACATATTCGTAAAGTGCTTAATCTGCTTTTTCTGTTTTAACTGTTTTTGCTCTCGGCTTTTTGGGAGCGTCAGGCTTGACCTCTTCTGCAAAACCGCCGTCAATGAGTTCCTTTGCTCTCTGCTCGGAGCATTCAAAAACTTCATCCACAGGTCGGGTTACATAACCGTTCTGCCTGTCATTAAATGCTGTTGTTACTCTGATTTTCATTCTGTCACCACCTTTCTAAACCGGTCGAAATCGACGGGTTTAACTGTTAATCTTTACTCTTAAATGTAATCGGCAAAATCTGTTTAGGCAGGAAGTTAATTTCATAACGGTATTTATCCACTTCTGCACCGCTTATGTCCTCTACAACATACATAGTTTCATCATTAAGACCTATGATATGCTTTTTGTATTCACCCTTGCCCGTTTCGCAGACAACCTCAATTTGGTTATCGTCATTATCGACCTGTAATGAAAAAGCGGCAACAAGTTCAAATGACGGCTTATCGGTTCTTGTGTTAATAACCGTAAGCCTGCGTATCACATTGAAATTGTCTGCTTCCTGCGAAACATTGTACGATACCTGTGTTGCCTCGGTACAGCCCACAGTAACCAGTACGGTTGTTGCAATCATAACTACCATAAGTACAATTGCTAAAATTCTTTTTCTCATAGTATCAAACCTTTCTTTGATTAATAATAAAAAAGCACTCTGATTTCTCAAAGTGCTGATTTGATGTATTTAGTTCTGTTACGGCAAGTTGCAGGCAAGTTAAGCAATGCCGTGAACAAGCCGTTTTTCTTGCTCTGAACATATTCTCGGCAAGTTAAACAACAAAACCGCCCTTTTTACGGAGCGGTTAGCTTTTGTTTCTTTGTTTTTCAAGTTCTTTAATTATTTCGTCAAGACGTTTTGAAGCTTCTTCGTTAGAACCATCTAAAACAGATTTGTTTATTTCTTCCATTCAAATAAACCTCCTTCTTGATGTTTACTTAAAAATTTATCAATAACCTTTCTGTATTCACTATCAGAACCTGTTTTTATCCTCTTTTTTCCCATTCGTTGTAACTCTGTTAAAAGTGATAGTCTGTCGTATCCTTTCAACTTTGTTAATACTTCAATGTTGCCATCGTTTTTCACAATAGTAAATGTTTTTATACTATCATTCTTAATAAATTCGATAATATCATTTAAAGAATAACTGCTGTTTCTCGGGTGATTGTGCATAACAAATAAATCTTTGCCTTGAAGTGCTGATCCAAAATCTATTTTTTCATCAGTTCCTTTAATAGGCTCTGTAATCATTTTGGACACATCATTTTTTAACACGAAGGCAACTTCTTTATTTTCATTTTGTTCTTTTGAAAATTTCAAAAGCTCCTTGTGTTGTTTTTGAATTTCCAAACACTGCTCTTCTGTATAACCTTCAATATCAACTTTAGGAATACGACTGATAGCTTTATCGGTTATCGGAGTAATAGGCTTTTTACTTTTCTCTTTTATTATACCACTTTTACCCGATTTTGCAACAGATTCATCGGTGATTTTATTAACATTCCCTGCTTTTTTCGCCTTTTCTTCAAGCATATCAGCCCTATCGTGCCACTCATCGGCTCGGGTTTGGGCAATGCGTTTATTGTCCTCGTCAAGACTGTATTCGGCACGGCGGTCAAAGCGTTCTGCCTGTCGCTGTGCATACTGCTGTTTTTCCTCAATTCCTCGCTGACGGTCAAGCTCTTTGATTTCATCTTCAGACAGCGGTGCATCCAAATCATCAAGTTCGGGATAATATGTACTTGTGCTGTCCTTACATCTCGGATGAAACAAACCGTTCTTGATTGCAGTTGAGAGGAGCGGATAGTTTCCGTCTGACTTTTTGCCGTTTGAATATACATCGTCAATAAACACCTTGCCGATATATTTTGCACAATCGGGGCAACCACCCTGTCTTGAGTTCACAACAACAAGGGATACCCCCCATTCGGCTCGCTTTTCGCCCTCACCACGCAGATAGGCTCTTTTGTTGGCTGTTTTAACCGCCATATCCGCATAATCCGAGAGCGTATGCCTTGCACCGTTTTTGTATTCCACACAATTAAGACCTGCGTTGAGCATATCTTTACAAGCCATATCAACGGCTTTTTCGTATGTAACCGCACCCGTGTTCATTGCAACCTGTGCGTTAAAAATCGCCTTGCGGTACTTGTCGTTGCTCATACGCAAAACTGCCGTTTCTGCCCTCTTTAAATCGTCTGTGGTCGATTTTATGAGTGCGTCAAGTTTACGGTCATTCACCTTAAAAAACTCGGCTGTGCTGTGTGCTGACGGCTTTTTCGGGGTTTTGAAACCGTCCTTAACAGCTTCAAGAATTTCTGCCTCCTGACTTGCATTTCCGTCAGCTTTGGCGGTGCGAATCATCTCTTCAACCTTGCCGTTAATGGTTTTGAAACGCTTGCCGAATTTCTTTGCGTTGTGCTTACGGTACTCTTCAAGACTTTTGAGCTGTTCAGCCTGCCATTGTGTCCAGTTGTAACCCTCTTTAGTTTCTTCGGCTCTGTGACGGCTGAAATTGCGCATCATGCTGTCAATCAGTTCATCTTCGATTTTTTCAAAGGCTTCTCTGATATTGTAATCACTCATTGTTTACCTGTGTATCATTCTGTTCGGGATTGCTTTCGGTTTTTTCTGCATTATTTTCCGCATTTTCTTCATCATCTCCGTTATTGTCAGGTTCTTCTGTGTCGGTAAGGTCCACATCGTCAAGCTCCGATTTTTCTTCTTCGCCTGCAATGCCCTGTTCTTCCTTAATTCTCTGCACCTCTTCGGCTTTCCAATCATCCGACTTGCTGTCGCCGTAAAGCTCGTCAACCGAGGTTTCAACTGACATCAAACCGCCCTGTCTTGCTTTTGACACGGTTTCAACCTGACTTTCGAAGCTCGGATTTGCATATTCGCCGAAGTTTACGGATACTTCCAAGCCCTCAACAATACCCTTGCCGTTAAGTTCACCGTCTGCATTGAGTACAACTGCAACAAGGCTTTGAAGTGCGTTCTGCGTAATTTTCACAAGGTTCTGCCTTGTGTAAAGGGTTGTCTTTTCCTTTTCACGCTGAGCGTCTGCATTATCAAGCTTCTTCGTATCAATGCCGAGAGTTGACGGCGATATAATGCCCTGTAAGCAGAGGTCGAGAGCAGTAATGTATGAACTCAAATAGCTTTCGTGCTGAATCTGCGGACTTTCGGTGTAAATCCTGTTGCCGTTGCCGTTTTCAGACATATCGTTGCCCACGGTGATAAATCGGTTGTCAAACGGATTTGGCGATATTGGCTGACAGGTTTCGGGATTTCTCGGAACAAGGCAATCAGGCACATACTGCTTTGTTCGGCAGGCTCTGAGTGCGTCCATCCACTGTGACCACACTTCATCAAGGCTGTCGAAAGCGTCTGTTTTTATGCCAATAATGCCCGCACCTCTGCCCTTGTGGCACGATTTGCCGTAAAGGACAGGTACAGCCCACATATATGATTCGTCAAATGTAACGCCCTTTGAATCAATCCACGAAAGAGCGTCAACCGTGTGCAGGTCAATCTCTTTGCCGTTGTCATCATACAAAGCATAGTGAATATAGCCGTAACCGTATGTTTCTTCAAAACGGTAACGGCGGTGTTTTTGCGTGTAATCGGTGTAAAACTTAATCTCTCGGATTCTGCCGCGCACATATGTAAAGTCGATGTTTTCGGCAGGATACCATTCAACAATCGGAACATCTGATACAGCCGTGTCAAAGCTGACCTTAAAAGCACCGTCACCGACAACACATAGGTCACGGAGCATTTGCTTAACCGTGTCGGACAATTTGTTCTGCTTTTCAATATCTTCCCAACGCTCTGCATAAGCGGTTGAATTTTTACTTGTAACATCTGTGCCGTTGTAGTCGGCAATTACGATATTCACAAGCGTTTCGCAGATGAGTGCCGGCAAGCCCGTGTGTATTTTACGGATTTCAAGCCCCTTTGTGCTTTTTGCCGCCCAAAACATAGTTTTGTTTGTATCAATCTGCTTGTACAGCTCCGCAAGCTGTCTGCTATTGCCCCAATACCAAATGCGATTGATAAAGCACTCGGTCAGATGATTGCTTGTTTCGGTAACGGTAATTGTTTTGTCGCTTGCAGGAGTAATCTGCAAAAAGTTTTTAATTCCCGATCTGATAGATTCAGCCATTCTGTTAATCAGCCCCATTTATTTCACTTCCAATAATATTTTTAAACGGCAGCCACGCATATTGACCGCTGTTAATGCAATGGTCGTGACCGTCCTCGGGTGTGTTGTCTTTATCCTCTCGCCAGCTGTAAATTTCAAACTCGGCAATCGTGTTTTTACAATGTTCAAGCACAAAATAACAGTCGGTGGCAAGCCAGCCGAGTACAAGATTGATTCGGTCGATAATCTTCGTTTTCTTCCATGCATTTGCAAAGTCATAGACACAGCCGTGCTGTCGCTTATACTTTTGAAATTCGGTAATAGTCGCTTGGTCGGCGCTGTCAATAAAAGCCGTGCGTGCAAAGCCCCATTCATCACGGTTGCGGTCAAGAAAATCAATAAAATTCTTCACCGTGTCACTCGGGGCAATAGGTGTTTGCATTTCGGCATTGTTGTAAACTCTTTCATCAAGCTGAACACACTTACCGTGATTGGTAATGCCGTAAAATGTCATTGCGATAGTGTCAGGCGACTTCTGCGAATAGGCGGTATCAAGACCTGCGGTGAACTGAACAAAGTGTTCCGACTTGCGGTTACAGTTCAAAAACTTTCCTGCCCACTCTTTTGATTTGATATGTCTTGCCCTCTCAAAATTCGGGAACACAAGACCTGTTGCTCTGCCTCGCAAACCTAAGATTTTATTTTTATAGAGCTTTGTACCTTTCGGTGCAGAGTTCTTTTTCTTTTCAATCTGTTCGGGTGTAAGACTTAAATTATCAGCAAAAGAAAAGAACCAATACCGCCAATGCGGTACAGGTTCTTCGGTAAGCTCCGCCGTAATCTCGGGAGGAACATCGTTTTCATATTTTTTAAAAGGACGGGAGCGGTTGACAAACTCCTTATACACAGGCAGGCTCGGATCATCGGGATTCAGCGTTGCAAGCATATAGTCATTACGGGTTGACATCTCTCGGATAAACTCGATATCGGCAGTGTTGATTTCGTCAATATAAACGCACCCAAACTGCGCACCGAGTACCATTTCCCATTTATCTCGACTGCTGTAGCCGAGAATATAGATAATTTTGCCCTCAAACTTGATATGCGGGAGCTTGTAGTCCTTGTCGCCGTTGCCACAGTAAACTGCGTTACGGTGCAGGTCGAGAATACCGTTGTCCTGTTGAATTATAGTTTCCTCAGCCTTGCCCGTAGTTTTGGCGGCAATTGCGTGAAGCTTCTTCGGCGACTGCGACACCATTCGCATAAACTTAACGCCTGCTCCGACGGTAGTTTTTCCGGACGCTGTAGTTCCTTCAAGAAATTCAGCCGACACATTTGTTGTGTTGATAAAGTCGATATACTTTTGTGACAACGGGAATTTGTTACTCACTCAGTCCCTCACCACCCAACTGTCTGAACACATCGGATAGCTTTTCGGACTGCTCAACCTTTGCGTCAACATTAAGTTTATCCTTGAAAAGGCTATATACTTTACCTAACAACTCGGCCGCTTTGTTTGCGTCGGATATTCTTGTTGGTATCGTTACTATCTCCGGCACTTCGCTTTTAATTGTATGTTTTCGTATTGTACCATTTTCATCAGGTTTGTATGTTGACTCTTCCTGACTGACTGTTACAACAACGCTTTCTTTCTTTTCACGTCTCATAACTGCAGTAAGGTATTTCAGAACCTCATCTTGCTGAGCAATTAGTTTTGATTCTTTTTCAGATAATCTTTTGTCTATATATTCCCTTATGTTGGGTTTTGCCAAGTTTTCACTTGCTATATTATTTGCGTTCTTTTTTGAATATCCTGCCCTTATTGCGGCTTGTGTTGCATTAAGGTCAACTAAATATTCATCGCAAAATCTTTGTTGCTTAGCTGTTAGCATAGCCATAATACAACACCGCCTTTCACGCTAACACAAAACCGCCCTCAAACGAGAGCGGTCTGTGCAATTTTTATCTTAGGAGAGTTTCGCATATGTCCTGTTTGTCAAACTTTCATAATACCATTATACGCAGGGTAAGGGTGACATTCAATGACATTTCAAAATAATTTTACGAGAAATCGAACTTTTTTCGGAACGCCTGTAACGCTTCGCCGTGCAATCTCAGGGTATGCCTTACGCTCATTTCCATACTCTCGGCAATATCCTCCCACCTCTGACAATTTATGTAATACTCGGTCAAAATTGCAATGTAACGGTAATCGTCAAGTGCGTTGATTTTACTGCGGATTTCAGTTTTCAACCGCACAAGATTGTCAATTTCCCTATTGATTTCAGCCTGAAGGTCTGCAATCCTGTCCACAATCCGCATAGGGTCATTCACTCCTGATGTCTTAACAGGCTCGTTCTGCTTAACCGATACCTGTGCAATATTCAGCCTAAGTTTTGACAGCTCGTGTTCTTTCGTTCTGATCAGCTTATCCGAAACCCTGACCGAATATAAATAATCTTTAACCGTCAATCCACTTCACGCTCCTCGTCAAGCATACCAAGTTCCTGCGCCAACGCAACAACAGCGGTTACAATCAAATGCAAATCCTTGCCTTTAATATCGCACATACGATATCTGACTTTGATAGCTTCTTCTTCATTGTCGATTTCATCAAAACTAACAACTACACCTTTATTTAAGGTTCCTATTTCGCCGTTATCGTAATTAACGGTAATGTTTTTAATATCTTTCATTCTTCTACCTCACTTTCAAGCCAATGTTTAATCCCTGTAGTACAACTTTTATCATCAAAGTAATAACCGTTGCATTGTTTTTGGTAGTAACCGCAATTCACACACTTGTCGAATTGGTGCACGAATAAGAATTGAGTCATATCATTGATGCTCATCGATTTGATTTTTTCAAAGTTTGTCATTGTTTCACTCCTTATCCATTTTGGCTCCGCAGTAAGGGCAGTATGGATACAAATCAATGTCCTCATAAAAAGTGAGAAAGTTGCCACACTCAGAACATAAATAATTTGCATAACCGACACCCTCGCTGTCATATTCCCAACTTCCGTGCTTAATCTCTTGCATATCACACACGGTTGCTCCGTTGGGTTTACTTCCGTCAACTTCGATAATATGCTTAACTGTTTCGGCATTTCGTTTTGAATTAAAGTATATCGTGTTTACACTACCGTCTGCGAACGGTATATCCAAAGCATAATCACCGCAAAAATCACGGATTTTTAATTCTTTTTCAATCATCGCTCTTCACCGTCCTCAATAGGCTGATTCCAACACTTAACGCAGTTATGGTCTTTTTTTTGACAATCATCTCTGTTTATCAATCCTAAAGCATACGGACATACTCCTTTAGGTATTCCGTCTATTCTAAGCTGAGCGTTCGGATAATGTTCCAAGAACTCGCTTAAATAAGTCCTCTGCGGGTGTGCATTGCTCCACCGCTGAACAATTGAAATTGCTTGTTGAGGGTAATGCATTTCAAAGGTTGTACAGCTCACAAATTCAGATGCGCCGTTATTTGTATATGATAATGGACATTCTGAGCATTTAATGTCACACCCTTTACCCTTTGACCTTTTCGTCATTCTTAGTCTTTCACTAAGATAATTCTCTGTTTTTGAACAATCAATCATTTTCTTCGTCTCCTTCAAAATTAACAACTTTCCCATTGTCGGTATAGTCCCGTTTGTCAAATTCAAGTTTCAGCTTGTCGATGACAACCCTGTCAATATGGTCCCAAAAGACTTCGTCGGTGTCGGAGTGTTCAATTATCTCGGTCATCGACTTCAAAGCCTTTGCACATCTATCACGACCAAAGCCGAAATCCTTATACAAGGCAAATACAATCATCTTAAAAATTCGCCTTGTGGCGTCCGCAATTTCCTTGTCCTTGACTTTCTGGTATTCCCTGTCGGCAAGGCGGTTAATCTCCGCCATAGCCTCCTTTTTCAGCTTAACAGGTATTCTCGCTTTCAATGCTTTCTCTCCTTTCGTCAATCTTATCAAGTGCAGTTACAATCAACGAGCTTTTGGCTTTGGTGTCCATAAGCTCTGCCTGATAGTAAAACCGACCCGTTGTATTCCGTCTGATGATACAGCCTTTCAGAATGTATTCTGCTCCATTGTACAGCACGGTTCTTTCAAGGTTGCGTTTAACTTCCGAGATATTCACAGTTCTTCCACCTTGATGTAAATACCCGAAACCTCTGCCCAAAACTTTTCACATATCTCACTTGCAACAAGTGCGTCATCAGACCAAAAGCCGAGAGCGGTCATACAGTCTTTTAGCATTTTTTGCAGATTGTCCGTGTCAGGTTTTGTTATACGATATTCGCCGTCCTGATGTTTACCACGAGGAAAGCACCACTTTGTTATCAGTCTGACACCCGACTTGTACGGGTCTGACGGTTTAAACTTTGCTAAATGTGACATGAGCTTTTCTCTTGCCTGTTTCACCTCGGGCGGATTGTAAAAAACAGGTTTGCCGTTTTTTACCATAACTTTATGTTCCTGTGCCGTTACGGTCGGCGGTATCATCGGCATAAAAAATTCAGTCTTCATTTTCTTCAAAATAATCAACTCCATACCACAACTTTAATTTCGGGTCGTAAACTATGTATCCGTTAGCTACTAACTTATCCAACACATAGTCAATCAACGCCGGTCGTTTAGAAATCCAGTCCATTACCTGATCGTTTTTGTAACTGTAACTTTTATTTGGAAGTTTTCGCCTCAAAGGTGGCATTCCCTTAGCGATTTTCAATCTTTTATCTTTTGAAGTCGTTTTGCATTTTGCCATTTTTTGCCATTCCTTTCTTAACTTTAAAATTTTGCTTTTAGTCACAGGTCAGGGGAAGGAGTTGTTGTGCGTAAGCTTCGCACAACTACTTCACCCCTGTGACCTTAGGGAACGGAAATACTCCTATATATATAGAATATATATATAGGTTTTTTCTTTCCCTCGGAAAATCTCGAGAAAAAAGTCATTTTCCGTCATTTTTAGAAAAGGAAAATCTCGGGAAATTTTCCCTATTTTCCCTCACGGAAAGGGAAATTCTCGATAAAATTTTCCTTTCCAAATTTGACAGAAAGGAAAATTTATTCGACTTTTTCCTTTTCCCTCAATCCTGTTTTACCGCCGTCAATCCAAAATCCGCCGTGTTCTTTTAGTCGATTTCGGACTGTTTTTTCGGTAACTCCAAGATATGTAGCAATGTCATTTATATCTGCCTGACCGTTATTTTCTTCTGCAGTAAACGCTGTCATAATAGATTCTGAGCGTTCTTTTTTGCGTTCCGATTCACTTTTTTTCTTGCTGAAATTCTTTTTGTAGGGTGAGCCTTTGATGTTAAAATCGCCCTCAAAATTACAGTCCTTCAACACACCTGTTGCGTCCGATTTGTGAATCGGATAATCAAACCAAAGGTTAAGTGCATCAAATGCCGGAAACTCTCGCAGAGTACCCTCTATTCTCCACGCTGACATCCCTTTTACGGTTTTTTCGGCACGGGCAACATCTGACATCATCAGCTTAAAAGACTGTTCAGGAAGCGTTTTGCGTGCGATGTCAATCATATTATTTGACATTACCAAATCGTCCTGCGAACACACTTCACTGATTTTGTTGAAGCGACCTATCCAGTCTTTGCAGATTTTACAGGTTCTTTCATCCTTTTGCTGTTTCATCAAATCATCGCTGATTTCAAGTCTTGTAAGGTCAAGAAGTGCGTCAGGGTCACGAGCGAAAACACCCGAACCCGACACTCTGTCCATTGACTTTTTACCGCCCTGAGCACCTTTTGAATGGTGGTGACAGTAGATTACCGCACATCCGATTTCTGTACATACCTTGTCAAACTGGTTGCAGAAGTGTGCCATTTGGTCCGCACTGTTCTCATCACCTGTAATAACCTTGTATATCGGGTCAATCACAACAGCTATAAAGTTGCCTTTTAAAGCTCTGCGTATGAGCATAGGCGCTAACTTATCCATAGGCACGGACTTGCCACGCAAGTTCCAAATATCAATTCTGTTTAAGTTTTTTGGTTCAAGTCCCAATGCCTCATAAACATCTTTAAAACGGTGAAAGCAGGACGCACGGTCAAGCTCAAGATTCACATACAAGACATTGCCCTGCGCACACTTAAAGCCGAACCATTCTGTTCCCTCGGCAATTGCAATACACAATTCGATAAGACCAAATGACTTACCTGCTTTTGAGGGTCCGCCGAGGAGCATTTTATGTCCCTGTCGCAATACTCCCTCAATCAGAGGCGGAGCAAGTTCGGGAGGATTTTCAAAAAAATCTGCGAGGTTGTCAAGATCGGGCAAGTCATCGTTGATACTTTCCACCCAGTCTTTCCACTCGGCAAAATCTGATTTACCGATGTTTGTGTCAATGATAAACTGCTTTTTGCCGTTGCGGATAACACCGGGCATACGGCTCAATCTTGACGGATTGCGGTTCTGCTTGTCGATTTCAAAGCCGTTTTTATGGCATACATTGTAGAGATAATCAACCCTTTTGCGGTATTCGTCATAGTTTGCGGCATCAATCTTAACAATAGCATGGACTGATTTTCCGCCCGAATAAACAAGCACCGCAACAGGCAGCTCAAGCTCTCTGATGATTGCATTTTGTTCTTCAAGAGCCATACAGTCAGATTCCACCAGAGCGTAACGATAATCGGTTACATTCTCGTTTTTAACACCCTTACCGTCCAACGGATTAAACCTTATCCACGCACCTGCCTCGGGTTTGTAATCACCGAATACATTTGATATATCACCGTCACAATTGTTGAGGGCGGCAATAAGCTCACCTGCCGTACGGTCACAACTGCCCTTTGTAGGCAGATATTTAACCTTGCCGTTATCGTTTTTCTCCCAAGTTTCGGTTACATAGCCGACATTTTCGGAGCTGTCAAAGAGGGTTTCAAGGTAGGTTACAATTTCATTCACAGGATTCCAGTTTGCAGGCTCGTGAAACTTTACACCCTCACAGGCTGTTACTCCGATATCGCCCTGTTCAAAAGCAATTTCATCATTCCAGCCGAGTTCTTTCGATTCACGAAAAGTCATCCCCCTGTCTTTTGCCATTTGGACTATCGTGCCTGCTGTGACAGGTGAGGCAGAGCCGTTAAAGCTTTGCCATTTCTTTTCACACTCACCGTTGTGATATCGGCTGTCTGCTCTGCTCCAATCGTCCCAGTCCTTTACGCTGTATCCCTCTTGTTTGAGTGCCATTCCGACATTTACCCAGTCTTGGTAGTCAAGCTCGGACGGATTGATGTATTCAAGTGCATTAAGTAAGTCCAACCGTATTCACCTCGCTTTGCGGTACATATGTTTTCGGGTTAATGCTTTTCGGAGTTCTCCAACCGTTTGCGGCAATCCTTGAAATCAAAGCTGACGCTTCGTCAAACTGCCATTTGCCCACGTGCTGAAAACCTCTGCTTTCAAGCATACGGATTTGTTTAGGTGTGGTTAAGCCCTCAATTCTTCGCTTTTCAAGCCTGTCAAGAATAAGTTTTGCTTTGCCGGCACTCTGAATTTCATCAGGGAATATTCCGAACTTTTCAAGCTTTGCTTTCTGTTTGTCTGTAGGCGGAGAACACTCCCAGCCAAATGCCGGAACATATCCTGCAAGGTCCTGCGCCTGAATTGACATTTCGTACTGCAACGGATCTACAAGTTTGCGTTTGCGTGTTCGCATTTCCGCAAGCTGATTTGCAAGCGCCTCTTCACGCTGAGCAACAACATCTTCGCTTGCTTTTTCCTCTGCTTCTTCAATGTCAATCGGGCAGCCTGCCTGTTCCGATAAGTTTTCGGTCATCTTTCGTGCGACTTCTTCGTTGTCGCAAATGAGGTGTGCAGGTCTGCACAGTTCGTGTCGCTCTGTATGCCATAAAAAGTCGAGGAGTAAAAGCTCCGTCTTGTTTGGTGCAAGCCTTGTTCCTCTGCCGACCATTTGGCAGTAAAGCCCACGCACCTTTGTAGGTCTTAAAACGACAACGCAGTCAACGCTTGGGCAGTCCCAACCCTCGGTTAAAAGCATGGAGTTGCACAGCACATTGTATTTATCGTTTTCAAAATCCTGCAATACTTCCGCTCTGTCTTCGCTGTTGCCGTTGACCTCTGCCGCTTTAAAGCCTTTTTCGTTCAAAATATCTCTAAATTTCTGCGATGTTTTTACAAGTGGTAAAAACACAACAGTTTTACGGTCCTTACAGTATTTTTTCATTTCTTCGGCAATCTGATAAAGATACGGATCAAGTGCCGTGTCAATGTCGCTTGCTTTAAAATCTCCTGCCTGTGTGGCAACTCCCGAAAGGTCAAGTGTAAGCGGTATTGTCACAGCTTTAATCGGTGACAGATACCCCTCTTTGATAGCCTTAGGGAGTGTGTATTCATACGCAAGCGAATCAAATACTGCTCCTAAATTTTTCATATCTCCTCGGTCGGGTGTTGCGGTAACACCCAACACTTTTGCATTGTCAAAATGCTCAAGCACACGCTGATAGCTGTCGCTGATTGAGTGATGTGCTTCATCAATAATGATTGTGTCGAAATAATCGCTGTCAAAGTTTGACAGTCTTTTCTCACGCATAAGCGTCTGTACAGAGCCTACAACAACCCTGTTCCACGAACCTATGCAACTTTGCTCGGCTTTTTCAACCGACGAATTAAGTCCTGTTGCTTTTTGGATTTTGTCCGCCGCTTGGTCGAGCAATTCTCCACGGTGGGCAAGTATCAGCACCCTGTCACCTCGACGGACACATTCTTCGGTGATTTTTGCAAAAACTATCGTCTTGCCACAGCCTGTAGGCAAGACAAGTAATGTTTTTAAATTGCCGCTTTCCCACTCGGAGAAAACGGCATTCTTCGCTTCATTCTGATACGGTCGTAACTGCATTAAAAGCTACCCGGTGTCCAGTTATTCGGCATCGCAGTATTTGGCGTTGCAGGCTGTGTGTTATACTGTGGCGGATATGTAGGCTGTACATACTGCTGAGGTGCAGGCTGTGTGTTATACTGTGGCGGATATGTAGGCTGTACATACTGCTGAGGTGCAGGCTGTGCTACGGCAGGAGATACCGTTGTCACCTGCTCATCGTAGGCATAAAAATACTTGATGTCATTTGTTACGCCCTCTGTACCGTCATTCTTGACATATTTGCGTATGATAACCTGACATTTACCTTTCTTGCCGATAATGCCTGTCCAGTCCATACGGAGCGGTTCGCCGTGCTTTTTCATTGACACGGACAAAAAGAGCTGTGACAGCTTCCATTCAAGCGAGGAGTGCAGTACGAAATTAACTGTAATTTCTCGCTTGTCATCTGCCCCCCACACATCAAAAGTCACTTTCGCCATATTACATGGTGGCAGTTTACCTTTACCCTGTGAGCGAGCACGCTCAACCTTTGCTACTGTAAAATCATAATCACCCTCGGGGAGCGATTCGTAATTTCCGCCCTCTTCGGTTATTTCGTCGTTCCAACCGAATTCTCTATCCATTTATACATATTCCTTTCTTATTAAAATGGTAAGTCACGGTTGCTCTGTATCACTTCAAACACCTTATTCCACGCTCCCACAAGGCAACCGTTAATAAATCGTGGGTCATAGTTTGTAATCGGTGTATCGTAAGGGTAGTGTCCCTGTGTAAACACCGCCTGTCTGATTTCGCTTTCATCAACACCGTTAGCTCTCATAAGGTCGGCAAGAGCTTTTGGTATGCCCTCGGGAATATTGACAGATTTATCATTCTGTATCTGAGGTGTTGACAGCGGTACAGATTCGGGAGTTTTTTCAATTTGCGTAGGTTGTGGCACAGGCTGTGTCGCAGGCTCTGCCTTAGGCGGCTGAGGTATCGGATTCTGCGGAACAGGAGCGTTATTTACAGGTGCAACATCATTAAAAATATGGGCAATGCCTGCATAGCTAAAGTCAATTTCTTCGGGCAGTCCGTGACGGTTCTTTGCGTCCCAACAAGGGTGATGAAGCGTGTACATCACTCTCCCTCCGCCCTGCGCTTTGTACTTTCTGCCGTCTTTGTCGGTCGCTACCGCTACTGTTTTATAATTTGCGAAAAGCACCATATCTGCCCATTCTTTTACAAGCGGAGAAATCTGTGAAGCAGTCTTTTTGCCGAGTTTAAGCTCCCAACGGTCATATTCCCCGATTTCATCAGGCTGTGAAAACTTGCGGAGCTGTGCGTGTGCGGTAAGCACAACATTGATACCTCTGTCGATTAAATCTTCAAGGCTGTTCAAGAATCTGCCGAACTCCTCTTTTTCGTAAACATATCCGTTTCCGTAACCGAAATCTTCAATACCTTTTTTGCCGTACTTTGAGCAAATATCATCAATACAAAGCTGTTCTGCCCAGTCGATTGTATCAATAACAACCGTCTTGCATACAGTCGGATTGCTTTTGATATATTCAAGCTGACTCTTGAGCATCGTCCATGATGTCGGCTTATCCATTCTTGCAACATCAAGGTTTTTTGTACTACCTTCAGTGTCGATAAACAGAGGATTCGGAAACTGCGAAGCAAAAGTTGACTTGCCGATACCCTCGGGACCGTAAATTACAACCTTTTGAGCCGACTTGATTTTACCTCTTGTGATGTTCATTATCTCACCCCCTGTACATCTGAAAAATTGATTTTATTGCCGTCAACATCAATGACAACATAGTCGATTGCGTAGTTGAGCAATTCGTTTGTCAAATCCTGTATTGACTTGCCTGTCATACCTGCAATCAAAACAATTCTTGAATAGTTTTCAGGCATAATCTTGACCTTGGTATAACCGCAGGCAAGCTCTCTGTGCGGATTGCATTTGATTACACATTCATTTGTATTTGTTTTTGCTGTTGTTTTAGCTGTAGTTCTTGTAGCCATAATTAAAACTCTCCTTCTGTCCAAGTCGGTGTTGTAACAGGTGCGGTTGTTTCGGACTTAATATAGCCGTCCTCGATGATTATTGAGCATTCATCGCCGTTTGAAACTCTTGTTGCAATAGCCTGCAATCCCTCTGATTCAAGCCATTTTGCAAAGTCTTTGAGTGTGTCGGTATCCATTTGTTCGAGCTTGTCAAGCAGGACAAATCCGCATTCAGGATTGAGCTTGCGAACAATTGCCGTAGCGACACGAAGCTGTTCCGAACCGCTCATGTTGTCCCACTTAAAACCGTTATATGTAAGCTCGCCCTTTTCAACCGATAAGCCGTCAAGGGGCAAATTTGCGTTGTTGAGCAAGTCATATTTTGTTTTGCGGATTTCTTCAAGCTGTGCCGTCATATCGGCGTACTTGCCGTAATATTCCTTTGCGTCCTCATCAGCTTTCGCTTTATCGAGGTTGGCTCTGACTTTGCGGTTAATTTCATCAATCTCGGTAATGTTTCTTTCAAGTTCTGCCGTGCTTTCATCGTGCAGTTCGGCAACGGTCTTTCTGCTCTGTTCAAGCTGTGCAAGCACTTTTGTAAGTTCGGAATTGTATTTTCTCAAATCCTCGTTAAGCCTGTTGATTTCGCTCTGTAAGCTGTTGGCACGGATTTCAAGGCTATCTTTTTCTGCTCTCAGGCGGTTATTTTCACCGTTGCGTGCAAGAATTTCCTGCTGTTTATTGATAAGTTCAGAGGCTGATACAGGTTCATTCGGCACGCCTTCGTATTCGGGCATTTCGGCGGCAAACTTTTTCTTTTGGTCTGCAATCTGACCGATAGCACGGCGCTCGTTATACACCTGTGTTTCCTGCGTTTCAAGCTCGTAAACTCTGTTGCCTACACCGATAATCTGCAAGAGCGTGTCAGCCTTTTCCTTGCCGGTTGCATTCATAAATTTCGGCAGGTCAAGAGCAAAGTTACTGACAAATGCGTCAAGCAAAGCCTGTCCGCCTTTGTTGCCTGCGGTGTCAATTACTTTAAGACTGCTGTTCTTACCGCTACGCTCCACAACTATACCGTTTGAGAGCTTGATTTTGAGATGTGGCGGAATTGTTGAACCCTCACGGTACGGAGCAGACGGAGCAAAACGATTACCGCCGAGAGCCCACGCAATTGCGTCAAGAACAGATGTCTTGCCCTGTCCGTTTTTACCGCCCAACACGGTAAGTCCGTTTTCGGTCGGTTCATAAGCAACCGCCTTTACTCTTTTTACATTTTCGATTTCAAAAGCTGATATTTTTACTGACATATTAAAGTCCTCCTTGACAATTCGCTTAAAATTGTCTATCATTTAATTAAGGTATTTTTCTTTGTCCGTTGAGGCTTTGCAGAGCTTCAGCGGATTTTTCTTTGCAATTGCAATTAATATTTAACATTGATATAATCCAACACCCTTGCCCAGCCGTATCTTTCGCCTGTTTTATCATCTGTGCAGCAGTTATACATCCAATACTCCCACTCTTTAGGATTTCGCTCTTTAAGTAAGTCAAATCTATGAGGGCGCTTTTCCAAGTGCAAACCAAATCCGCACATTGAGCAACCTGTTCTTTGAGCTTTGGTTGTGTACAAAGTACCATCTTCTTGCCTCTCGATTTTTCCATATATTTCGGGAACAGGAACATTTAAATCAAGAGCAAGTTGCAAAATGTCCTGTCTGTTAAAAATCGCAAACGGTGCTGATCTGATTGTAGATTTACCGAAATAATTACAACCATTTATCATTAAGGATTTAGCTCTTCTTCCGCCTTCGGAAGCCATCAAGCCAAGATAAGGCACGCTGTTATGTTCTTTTGCCCAAGTGTCACAAGGCTTTTCTTTTAGATAATAGCAGCATTTTGATGACACTTTGAAATTTGGAATTTGGTAATTTGTACCCTCTTCATTGTTCGCATAACCGCCGAACTTTTCAAGCCATTTTTGCGACATTTTCATACGACTGTTTTTTTGATAACCGCCATAGGCCCCTGTTTCGCCTGTTACAATAGCGTGTCGAACAGTTTTGTTTTTTTCGGTCGGATTTGCAAGTAATTCAATCTTGGCGGAAATTTCTTTTGATAAGACAGGAAATCCAAACTCCTGAATTATATCCTGTTTAGTCCAGCGGTGTTCTTTTCCTGCACTGTCAACATACCGAACTGATGGCTTTAACCTTTCAATTCCGAGCTCTTTATGTATTTTTTGAATGCTTGAATCTTCAAGGTAAGAAACGCTGATTCCTGGGGCATGGATTCCAATCGACTTTAAAAAGATAAATAATGTAATGCTATCAAGACCGCCGACCGAAACGTGATAGCTTAATTCTCGTCTATCGCATTCTTCAGCAAATTCTCTCGCTCTGATAGTTGCATACTTAACTTTAAATTCATAATCCTGTTTTTGCTTAACAATGAAATCAGAGATTTTTCTCTGTCCGTCAATTCTTTCCATTCGTTCAAAAACATTTTCTTTCATTTCTTTACCCCCACACATTCAAAACCGAAGGAATCGGATTCAGGCGTTTCAAGGGCTTTGAGTTTTCGGGTAAACTCTGCGTTCTTTGCTCTTTCGGCAACATACAAGGTTGTCACTTTGTCAAGCTTTGCCTTTGTTTTTTCAAGACGGCTGTTAGCGATGTCACGCTCCTGCTCGGCGCTTGCAAGACTTTTTTGCGTGTATTTAAGCTGGTCTTTGCTGTCACGGTACTTTTTTCTAAGTGACCTTTTTGTTTCTAAATCTTTAAATGCCATTTGTTACACTCCTTTCAACGGGTTTGAACCGAGAATATAATTGAGGAACGGTATTCTCGGAATACGGATAGATGTGCCGACTACAATTACATTGAATCCCAATTTTTCGGGTTCGTCCTTTGCCTGTTCACGCAAGTTTTGCGGAGCAACTCCAATAGCCTTTGCGGCATCTTCCGAAAGCAGATAGACATCACTGCTATCCATAATTTCTTTGATTTTTTTGTTCATCTGAACTGTGTCCATATGTACACCTCCCTACTTTATTTCGATTAACATCTTTTTCGATTGTGCAGTCACCTCTGTAATCGCTTTTCAGCAGATTCATAAATTCTGCGATTTCATCGGGTGTGCCTGTTATCTGCATTGTTATCACCTGCTTTCTGTTTTACCTATCTTGATTTCTACACCCAAAGCCGTTAAGAGCCTGTCGGCATTTTCAAGAGAAATGCTCTTCTTTCCTTTCTCCCAATACTGAATAGCTCTTTTAGTAAAGCCTGATTCCTTAGCAAGCTCGCTTTGTGAAAGACCTTTCTGTTTTCTGCTTTTGAGCAATATTTCAGCAAATTCATTGATGTTTGTCTTCGTCCTTTGCCCACTTAATCAGATCCATAATTTGAGCGTCGTGCTTATCAAGGTAGCTGTCTATTGTTTTATACAAATGGGCGGCTACTATTTTTATTGCTAATACTGCTGAAACAAAAGCTGTGCAAAGCATTAGCAGTCCTAAAATTATTATTACTTCCGTCTTTTCTTCACCTCCTAAGCTGATTTCTGCTGTTCGGCAAAGTTAGTTTCTGATAGTTTCTATGAAACAAGAAGGATTGTTAGTTCTTCCTAATAAGTAATCGGTTGAACAATTAAAAATATCAGCTAAACTCAAAAGTATATTAATGGGGATATTACCTTTTGTTTGCCAATTATAATAACTTTTACGTTCAATTTTTAACTTATTAGCAAGGTCTTCTTGTGTCATATTAGCTCTTGCTCTTTCGGCTTCAATATTTGGATATAAAAACAGCACCAATCTCACCTCCTTTATCGTATCAAGCAAAATACTCTTATTGCGTATTTACAAGCTAATTATATACGCAATAAGAGTATTTGTCAATATCTTTTACAAGTAAATTACGCACAAAGAGTATTGCAGATTTTTGTGCAATTACACTAATTGAATATTATTTTAATTATTCGCTTGACATTTTTACTCATTTAGAGTATTGTATTTATAACACATAAATCGTTTTATTGGAGGGAAAAATATGCTTGGAGAAAAACTTAGAGAACTTAGAACAGAACTTAATCTTAATATGAAACAAGCTTCCGAAAAATTAGGGATCTCATACACAACTTACGTTGGCTATGAAAAAAATGAAAGGGAACCAAACTCTGAAACTTTAATCAAATTAGCTGATTTTTATAAATGTTCTGTCGATTATTTAATAGGAAAAACTATAAGACTAAATTTTATTCCACATGAAATTGAAGAAGCTGAAATTAAATGCCCTTTGTGTGATTATGATTATGTCCATTTTATTAGAGTTTTATCGGTAAATTTCTCACAAGAAAAAAGTAGTGGAATGGCTATGGAATTTTTATGCGAGGATGGGCACAAATTTTATATTGTGGTTGAAACATACAAAGGTAATACATATATGGTAAATGTAGATGACAATAACAATATTTTAGGGTACACCTCGTTTATTAATAGTAACTCTGACGACAAAACAAACATTCACAAAGAAAAACTAATTACTAACTATGCGGTATTAAATAATTTTGGAAAAAATAAACTTCTCGAATATTCAAATGATTTAATATGTAGTGGTAATTATAAAAAAGATACTTACAAAATAAAAACCGCCGCCCGAAACGGAAGTTTTAAGGAAACAACCGTTACAGACGACGATTTTAATAAACTTATGGATTTGCCTGATGTTGATGACTTAAAATAAAGTCTTGAAATTTTTTGTAAACTTCCCGTTCAAGCGGAGCAATTAAAAACTTGTTCCGCTTGTAGAGCTCCTGCATTCGTTGCCAGCGATATTCCGCTGCAGTTTGACTTATATCACAGAGCTGAGATATTTCGTCAGCACTTTTGACCTTTAATCCCCACAACACACAAGCCGGAGCAAGTAGCCTGCTTGCAAATACATTTGCTTCCTGTTCAATGGGATTGTCATTTGGCGAGATTTCTCGGTTGATAAGTTCATAGCGGCCAACATGGCCAAGCATAATGTGTCCGAGCTCGTGAGCAACGGTAAAGCGTTTCCGCTGTCGGTTGCAGTCTTGCCGTACAAGTATGATAGGCTGATTGTTAATGACGGTGCATTTACCGTCATTGCCCTGCTCCAATTTGTCGTAATACTTTACTACAATGCCGAGTTTGTAACACAGTTCAACAATATTAACAGGGAGTTCTCGGACGTTTTCTTTTAACAGGATTTCCCACGACATATTTCGGGACTTCTGATACTTTTTGTAATCCATAAAAATCACCTCGTAACTATTATGGATTACAAAAATAAATTTACAGCAATAAAGCAATAACAAAATAAAAAACCGCCCTGCTCGATTGGTCCTCGAACAGAGCGGAATCACCTACACAGGGTGCAGATGACGCAATTAAACGCAAGATAATTGTATCACAATCCCTTGTGTTTTTCAAGTAATTTAAAGCACAAGGGATTTTTGCACCCTTTTTTAAGCAAAAGGAGTGTATAAAATGAAACTGCCTAACGGCTACGGCTCTGTTTATAAGCTGAGCGGGAACAGGCGCAATCCGTGGGTTGCCTGCGTGACAATAGGATACAACAAAGAAACACGCAATCAGGAACGCAGAGTTATAGGCTACTTTCCCAACAAGCCGAAAGCTCTGAACGCTCTTGCTGATTACAATCAAAACCCGTTTGATGTTGATTCGGCAAGACGCACTTTTTCAGAAATTCATGAACTTTGGTATAAGGAGTTCATCACCGAAGACACAAATCCGAACACCAAAAGACAGTATAATGCGGCATACAAACAATGCTCAATGTTATACAATCGCAAGATGTCCGATATAAAAATCATTGATATGCAACGAGTTCTCGATAACTGCCACAACGGTTATCAATCGGTTAGGCGAATTAAAATTCTGTTGAACAAAATCTACGAATACTGCATATTTCACGATATGCTCCATAACAATCTTGCAGAAAAATTGAAAATCAATGCCAAGTCAGATGAAACAAAACGAGCACGCAGGGAGTTTTCGGAAAGCGAAATAAATCTTTTGTGGGAATATTCAAATCTTGATTCGGTAAAAATAGTGCTTATGCTGATTTATTCGGGAGTGCGTGTATCTGAACTTCTCAATCTGAAAATTTCAAATGTAAACCTTGACGAACAGACTTTCTTTGTTGAAAGTTCAAAGACCGATTCAGGTGTACGAACCGTGCCTATAGCAGATAAAGTACTGCCGTTTTGGCAGAAATTCATCTGCGATTCTCAATGTGGATATGTTCTGAATAACACCAATGGCAAGCCGCTGAAATACGATAACTTTAAACGCAACTACTGGACACCTCTGCAAAACGATTTAGGTTTAGACCACACCATACACGAAACAAGACATACCTGCATTTCAATGCTTGTATCGGCAAATGTGAACCACACAATCATCAAAAAAATAGTCGGTCACAAGTCGAAAATGGACTTGACCGAAAAGGTTTACACCCACATAAACCCAAAAGAATTGGTGAACGCAATCAACAAAATATAGTCTTATATTATCCTGAATTGTTCATAATTATGTTCCGTAGCTTACATATAGCTAACAAAATCCCCTATTTTCCCCATTCCTATCCCCCTTGCAAGTTACCTGCACCAACAGCCGTTTCTTATGTAGGGACGGCTGTTTTGCACCACATTTTCGGTCTGTTTTATGGTGATTTTCAAAATATTTGAATTAATTTTGAATAAAAAACGAAAATTATGTTGACAAATCCGAAAATATGGTATATAATAATCAAGCTGTTGTTATTAAACAACATTTCGAGGTGTAGCTCAGTTTGGTAGAGTGCTTGGTTTGGGACCAAGATGCCGCAGGTTCAAGTCCTGTCACCTCGACCATATCGAGTGTTCATAAGGGATTTGACTTATGAACACTCTTTTTGTTTTATCATATAATTTTTATGTACGGGCAAGGGTAACACCTTGCTCTTTTTTATGCCGTGAATTGTTCGGTTATATACTCTACGGCAACACCTTTGCGTGTGTCCGCAATGTGGGTTTGTTTTGTGGCGTTCGGCAATTCGATATATCCGATAAAACGGTAATATATAACGATTCGTTGCGTTCGACTTTTGCCTGTGCCCTCTGTTTCAAAAATATCAATATGGTCAATCAGTTCTCGAAGCAGCGGTGATGTCAGATTATCCATTTGCATAAACCTGCGAATTGCCGATATGAATTTTTCATATTCCGAATTGTTGTTTTTCAACTCTTCGATTTTGTGTCGAGTATCCGCAATTTTGGCTTTTAAGTTCATACGCTCTTTTTCGTATTTATGGGATAACTCAACAAACCACTCATCGCTGACTTTTCCGATTACATTATCCTCATACAATTTTTCATAAATTTGCGATACCGTGTTGTTGCGAGCAATCGCTTTTTGCAGTTCCGACTCCAAAAACTTTTTGTCTTTTTCTCTTTCTTCGTCATTTTTCCGCAAAAGCAGTTGTGCAAAATATGACTCGTCAATTTCCAACATTTCAACAAGTCGCCTTAATTCAAGTTTTACAACTTCTTCAAGGGCGTCTGCTCTGACGTAATGTCTTCCCGGGCACTTTCCTCGATAATCAACTTTGTTGTCGGAACAAGTGAAATAGTGAATTTCTTTATTCGAGGTGCTTGTGTGGTACCTCATTTTACTGTGGCAATCTCCGCAATATATCAATCCGTTAAATATACTCCGTTCGCCGTTTTCTTTTTTCGGAGCCCGACGCTTTGTTTTTGAAATAAACTTCTGTACGGTTTCAAATGTTTCTCGGTTGATTATCGGTTCATTTACATTCTTGAATACAGCCCAATTTTCTTTAGAGTTTTCATATCTTGTTTTGTTTTTAAATGACTTGGAATATGTTTTGAAATTGATAATATCTCCGCAATACTCTTGTTGAGAAAGAATTTTTTGAACAGTTGTCTTACACCATTTGTACGGATTGGTTTGTGTTTTCTTTCCGCCTCTGTTCAGTCCTTTTGACTGCCAATATGCCATAGGAATAAGCACTTTGTTTTCCTGCAATTCTCTTGCAATGGTTTCGTTGCCTTTTCCGTCGAGGCACATTTTGAATATGCTTTTCACAACGGTTGCGGCTTCCGGGTCAATTATCCACTTCTTTTTGTTTTCAGCGGATTTCATATATCCGTAAGGCGGTTGTGATAACGGCTCTCCCATACTGCCTCTGAGCCTATGGGATGAACGAATCTTTTTTGAAATGTCTCTTGCATACATTTCGTTTAAGATATTCTTGAACGGTGCAATTTCACTTTCTCCCTCATCGCTGTCAATGGCGTCGTTCACGGCGATAAAACGAACATTATGTTCGGGGAAATAGCTGTCGGTATAATTACCTACCGAAACATAATCACGACCCAGGCGGGATAAATCTTTAACCATTACGGCAGAAACAAGTCCGATTTCAATATCGTCGATAAGCTGTTGAAATCCGGGACGGTTAAAATTTGTTCCGGTATATCCGTCATCCACATAATATTTTGTATCCGTTAAACCCATTTCTTTTGCTTTTTGTGATAGCAGCTTCTTTTGATTGCCTATGGAGTTACTCTCGCTTTCTGTTCCGTCATCACGGGACAAACGACAATATAGAGCCGTTATCCCTATTTGGTTTTTGTTTTTCGACTGCATTTAATCCTCCTTTCCGACAGTCGAACAATCATATTCATCTGTCATTTTATCATTGATGCTGTCAACAGACAATTCTGCGAAATCGCCCGTGAGATATTTTTTCAATCTGTTATTCAAATGATTGCTGTCGCTATATTTTTTAATGTTAAAATCCTCAAATTTACCGCAAACAATATATCTTACTCCGTTTATCATATATTCGCCTGTACCCAAGCTAAAATTTGTTATTTGCTTTTTCATATCATCTCTCCCTCTCACGCTGTCGGATTAAATATTTTCTGTAATGCTCGCAAGCTTTAATTATGAAATCTTCGGTCTTTTGTTTATCCAAACCTTTTGGCAAGACATCACGCAGCTTGTCGGCAGGTATTCGCACTTGCTCTTTTTGATTTGGCTTTTCTTCATTGAGAACGGCGAAAACCGTATCGACGAAAAAGTTGCCGTCTTTACTGAATTTTCTTAATCGCTGTGCCTGCGATAATGACGGTGTTGCGTCGGTAAATTCTATTTGTTCAAGTAATATTTGTTGTTCATATTCCGACAGATATGAAAGTTCAACCGCAGGAGTAAAGGCTATCCTTTCCTCGTCAACAAGTTTAAGTAATTCGGGTATTAAGTTTGTTAAGCGGATATATCGCTGAACATTTCTGCCGCTTTCGGTATCGGATATGTTATCTCTTGACTTGTGGACAACTTGTCCATAAGTTTTACCTTGATGTTTCAAAGCCTCTGATTTCATTTTGTATGCAAAAGCTTTTTCGCTCGGTAAAATATGTTCACGGTGTATGTTTGAATCCACCATTTGCACAATCGCCTCGTCTTTTGTTAATTCTTTTATTGTCACGGGTATGCTTGTTATCCCCAATTCCTTGCACGCTTCAACTCGTCTGTGTCCGCTGATAATTTCATATTTACCTGCCGGAAAAGAACGAACTATTATCGGTTCAAGCAATCCGTTTTCTTTTATGCTTTCTGTTAATTCTTGTTGTTCGATTCCGTTTCTTTTCTTAAACGGATGATTTTCAAAGGGAACAAGCAAATCTATACTTATGTTTTTTATCATTTTAATCTCCATATATATTCTTTTCTCGGCCGGTAACAGTCTTAATCTTCTAAGTCTTATTACCTTCCGTTATTCGGAAATCAAGAAAACCGAAAATCAGAATTGTTTCAGATAGATAATGCTCGGCTTCCCCTGACCTTGTCTTTTGCGAATAATCAAATCTGCGACTTCAAGTTCGAAGAATAACTTGCATATCTTTTCGTGACCGAAATGCAGTTTTTCCTGAGCGGATTTTATTGTGAAATATTGATATACTCTGCCTTGATTATCTATCCAGCCGTTTTTGACGGACAGATACATTCGGTCAAGTAAAAGTCCGTACAGCATTTTTGCATCGGTTGAAACCGATTTGTACTTTTCTTCAAATAACGCTTTAGGTACTTTGTAGAATGCAAAGTTTTTGGCATCCGATGTTTTGAAATATCTGTTCACTGTGTTACCTCCGTTTCTGTATTGATTTGGTGCCGAAATCGGTAATTTTTTCTTTTGTATCGACATTTTATTGAAAACAAGTATCGCTATATCAAATTAACCGCTGTCGTCATATTCATGGCGATTTTTAATGCTTTTTGCACCTCTTTTGGATTTGTACTTTGGGCAGAAAACAACGATTGCCGTGTGGCTCTGCTTGCATTTGTTTTTGCATTTGAGACAAAGGCTGTTATATGTTCTTCTGCCTGTTTCGGGATTTATGAAAAAAACCCATTCTTGTTTTGCTTTCTTTGATAATCTCGGCATTGTAAAAACTCCCTTCACTTGTTTAAACCGGGAGAGGCATTTTGCACCCCCTATTTGCAAATAAATTTTCACCTCTCACTTGGTAGGCAACGAAAACGATCAAAAATTAACCCTCTGACCAATATTTTTTTATTACTCCTTCACTTGTTTGAACAGAGAACGCTTTTTTTGGGGGTGTTTTTGAAAAATTTATATTTTTAACATTTACCTCTCTACTCATTTGGACAAAGGGTGACGAAATGCACACCCATTTTCTCGATTTGCAAAATGTTTTTATTTACCCCCCATTTGTTTGAACCGGGAGAGCCGTTTTGTACCCCCTCCGAAGAAAAAAGTTTACGAAAATAAAAAAATCCCTCCGATTTATCAAATCGAAGGGGAAAAGTGAGTTTGAGTTTTGTATTGAATTTTAATCGGCAATTTGAACTTCAGTCCGAATTACAGTACGCCGAATGAATTTGTATGGTGGAAATCAGTATTCAATTATGCTATAATTATTTTATATATCAAAATAGATGCGCAAAGCATAGCTTTCATTGCTTTGAAATTTTAACTTTAATAATCATCGGGAAAGGTAAACGAAAATGGCTAAAAAGAAAACTGATGAAAAATCACTGAACATAGACAATATTTTATTTAACTGCAGAAACTATTTGCGTGCCGCACGAAATTCAGGCTCGTTTTTTGAAAAAAGAGATATGATGCTTACTCTTGTATTTTTACGCTTTATCGGAGAAAAATACGAAGACGGAGTTAAGGCACTCCGCCAAACCTTAATTGAAAAAGGACTTGACCCGGATGATGAAAATATAAAAGCGGCATTTTTTGATGATGCCACATTTGCAGACGGAACATATAATCTTCCCATAGAGTCAAGATGGTCAACCATAATAAACACGCCTGCACCAAAACTTAATGTTGCTCTTGATACCGCTTTAATCAGACTTGAGGAGGAAGACCCTCAGTTGAAAGGCTGTTTTATTAACGGTACATTTACAACAAGAAATTTAGCTCCGAATGATATAAAGAAAATTGTGGATGAGGTTAATAAAATCAGTCATAAAGAGTTTGGAAAAGATAGAGACTTAATCGGGTATGTGTACGAATATTTCCTTAAAGAATTTGCTGTTAATGCCACAAAGGAAGAGGGCGAATTTTATACTCCTCACGATGTTGTTCAGCTTATTGCCACTATGATTGAGCCTTATAACGGAACATTATATGACCCTTGCTGCGGTTCGGGCGGTATGTTTGTGCAGAGCGCAGCACTTGTAAAATCAAAGCAGGGCAACCTTAACAGTATCAATGTTTACGGTCAGGAAAAAGAGCCGGCAACCTATCGTCTTGCAAAAATGAATTTGGCACTCCGTGGCATAAGTCACAATCTTGGCAGCGAGGCGGATTCTTCTTTTACTCACGATTTACACGAGGGTTTGCGCTTCAATTATATTATGGCTAACCCGCCTTTTAACCTTAAAGGCTGGTATAACGACAACTTAAAAAATGACCCACGCTGGGCGGATTATGCCACACCGCCCGAAAGCAACGCAAACTATGCTTGGATTTTACATATACTTTCCCACTTGAAAGCTGACGGCGTTGCAGGTTTCCTGCTTGCAAACGGTGCTTTGAACGATAGCGACACTTTAGATATTCGCCAAAAACTTATTGAAAATGACAGGGTTGAAGCGATTGTTGTTCTTCCGAGAGAATTGTTTATTACAACAGATATAAGCGTTACCCTTTGGATTCTTAACAGAAATAAAAAAGGCGGAAATTATCACGGCAGAAATCTCCGTAACCGTGAGCACGAAATTCTTTTTATGGATTTGCGTCAATGGAAAGAAAATCCAGTTAAACATGAGAATAAAAAGAAAGTTTTCCTGTCCTCAAAAGACTCCAAAAACACCGAGAATATAACAATAAACCTCGCCGGTCAAATCGAAAAAGCGGCTGAAATTTACCACACTTGGCAAAATGAAGGAACTGTCAGCGAAAAATATGCAGTACCTGAATTGTATCGCTCTGTAAAGGTGTATGACAGCCAGTTGACAGACGAAGAACGAAAAAACAATGTTCCTACAATCGAATCAAAAGGATATACACTTACTCCGAGTAAGTATATTGAGTTTATTGACCATGATTTGAAAATCGATTATGAAAAAGAAATGGCTCGAATTCAGGCTGAAATGCAGGAAATTATGAAGCAGGAAAAAGAATCCCAGCAAATGCTGGAAGATGCATTTAGGGGGATTGGATATGGCATTGACTAAGTATAAAATTGGTGATTTGATAACAACCGTTGATGAAAGAAACACAATTGGAATTCGTGATTTTTATGGCATTAATATAAATAAAGAATTTATGCCAACAGTTGCTAATACTGAAGGTCTTGACGAAAGAAAGTATAAAGTAGTCAGAAAAAATCGTTTTGTATATAGCGGTATGCAAACGGGAAGAGATGAATGCATACGAATTAGTATGTACACAAAAGATAAACCGATTCTTGTTTCGCCTGCTTATGTTACTTTCGAAGTAACTGCATTAAGCACTGTCCTTCCTTTATATTTTTTTCTGAGATTTTTGACAAAAGAAAAGGATAGATATGGTGCGTTCTGTAGTGATGGCAGTATTCGTTCAAATCTTGATTGGGAAGTCTTTTGCGATATGAATATTGAACTCCCATCTATTGAAATTCAGCAGAAATATGTTGATGTTTACAATGCAATGCTTGCCAATCAGCAAAGCTATGAGCATGGCTTGGATGATTTGAAATTGACTTGCGATGCGTATATAGAGGAGTTAAGAAGAAAAACACCATGCGAAAAAATTGGTAAGTATCTATCTGAATGCAATGAAAGAAATAATGTCGGACTAACAGTTAATAATGTTCGTGGAATTGCGACGAGCAAAGAGTTTATCGACACTAAAGCCAATATGGACGGTGTTTCTTTGAGTAACTATAAGATGATTCACCCGAATGAAATTGCATATATTTCCGATACTTCTCGTAGAGGAGATAAAATTTCTCTTGCAATGAATTCTTCGGATGAAATGTATTTGGTATCATCTATTTCAACTGTATTCCGCACAAATAAGGAGCACCTTCTGCCTGAATATCTGTTTTTGTTTTATTCAAGGACTGAGTTTGACAGATATGCACGCTTTAATTCATGGGGTTCTGCGAGAGAGACATTTAATTGGAATGATATGTGTGATGTCAAAATCCCCATTCCAGATATAACAATCCAAAAGTCAATTGCAGAGATGTACATGGTATATAACAAACGTAAAAAAATTAACGAACAGTTAAAGGTTCAAATCAAAAACATTTGCCCTATTTTGATTAAAGGCTCGTTGGGGGAAAACTAAAGGAGAAAAGAAATAATGACACATCAATACCTTAATCCATACATTCTCCATTATTTAACCGAGGACAAAACCAAAAGTGCTATTATGCTCACTGCGCCTTGGGGTTCAGGAAAAAGTTTCTATATTCAAAATGAACTGAAACCGTTTCTTGAAAAAGAGGAAAACGGAAGTCACAAATGCCTTGTGGTATCTCTGTACGGTTTGAAAGAGCTTTCTGAAATAAGCAAAGCTTTGTATTTGGAAAGCCGTGCAAAATTTTTAAATAATAATTCCGAAAAAATGGAAGCCGGAAAATTGGCAACAAAAACTATATTAAAAGGTGTTACCAGCTTTTTGGGTATTGATCTTTCGCATTCAGATGAAGATATGCAGAAGCTTTTTGAGTCTATTGATCTTTCAGGGAAACTCATCATCTTAGAAGACTTGGAACGTTCCGGAATTGATATTCTTGAAGTGCTTGGGTATGTTAATAATCTTGTTGAACAGGACGGCGTAAAAGTGTTGTTGGTTGCAAACGAAGAGGCGATTAAACAATATAAACCTTTAACGACTACTACAGAAGACCAACAAAATGTCGTTGAATTGATGTATAAAGCAACAGATAACAATGACAGAGAATTTACAGAAACAGCAAAAAAATATTTAGAGATAAAAGAAAAAACCATAAGTGACACTATTCAGTTTGAGGAAGATTATTCAATGGCTATAAGTGATATTATTCACTTATTTGATGATGAAATCTTGAATAGATTTGCTAATGATAGCAATGTAAAAGATATATTAAATGTAATGAAATCATGCGAAACATTTAATTTGCGCTCTTTTATTTTCGTTTGCCAAAAGTCATCTGACATTTTCAAAAAGCTCGACAAAAAATATCTTTCTGATGATAATTTTGTTAAGGCTATATTTTTCGGAACGCTATTTTTTGTATTAAGGCAGAGAAACGGAAAAGACGAAAAATGGGGGCAAGAGAAATACTTTTCAGTTGAGCTTGGTAACGAGGAAGCTCCGCTATTTAAGTTCTGCTATGACTACATCACAAGACAAATAGAAGAATTTGATGAGGTCGAGGACGCTTATCAATCATATTTGGAGCTTGTACTGTATGACAGTAACCGTTCAAATTGGGACAAAGACATTATTACATTACAAACTTATTGTATTCAAACAGAAATCAATTTATTAAATGCGTTACAAAGCATTGAGAAAAGGTTAGAAAATCCTGAGGACATATCATTTTATCAGTATGGAACCATTGCGGTTTATTCGATTCTTATAAAGAGTTTACTTGGTTATGATATTGATAAAATCAAAAAGCATCTTATTGATAACTTAAAAGGAAAAGGCAACAAACTTCAACTTGAGCAAATATTTAGAACTATTATGAGCGACGAATGTACTGACGAACAAAAAGAAGAATATGAATCGTTGCGCAAGGAAATGGCTAAGTCATTAAAAATATGCGGTGAAATGATCCCGGAATTCGATTATCTTCCGGAACAAAGTCATCTTTTTTGCGACTCTATTGTAAAAAACGAATACAGGTACCATATACAAAAATCTTTTGCAACACAATTTGATATGAAGAGATTATCAGAAATGTTTAAAGGTTGCACAGCGGAACAAAAGCAAGATATTCGTGGGGCGTTTTTTGAAATGTATCGAGTCGGAAACATAAGAGATTTTTTGATAAATGATAAAGAATCCATCAAATTATTACTTGATTATATTAAGAGTGACCGTGACGGTGATATCGGCGACGCAATTCAGAAATTACAATACGATTGGTTTATAAAAAATCTTGAAGAGATAGTAGGAAAACTGTCTTAA